CATCGTCTTTTATTCTAAACATTAATTGCTGAAAATTTACAGGAGTGCCAGAAGGATTGTTTATTGTTATATTGGCAGCAAGAGCAGTAATATCAATTCTATCATAACTATCAGAATCTGGGGTTAAAGATGAGGTGCTGGTAGTAGAATAAACTCGGGGATTTATTCGCTTGTTTGTAAGCGTTTGGGCGTCTGTATCTCCGACAACCGCACCACTCGGCAATCCTTTTCCGCCATCTTTAATTAGTTTTCCAGTTGTGCCATCAAATAAAACGATGTTATTGTTGGTAGATGAACTTGGACCAACAACATCACCGCTTCCCGTTCCATCTTGCCCCCTTTGTGCCATTAAATCCCAATAGGTTGTATCAGTCGGTAAATTCCCAGTGCTTGCTAATTTACAAATATAAGATGAACCGTTATAAGAAACCGCATCATTAACATTATAGGAAGTTGAGTTGTTATATTCGCCTCTCCAAGTTATATCTAAACCATCTGCTCCAGCTGGACCTTGAGGACCTTGTGGACCTTGCGAACCAGTATCTCCTTTATCTCCTTTTTGAGCAACTAATTTCCAATAAGAAGTATTTGTTGGATCGTTTCCTAACGAATTTTGAATACAAGTATAAGTAGACCCTTGATAATTTACAAAATCCCCCACATAATACTGGGTTGAACTATTATATTCTCCTTTCCAACAACTTGACCAAAGTTTATTTGCCATATATTAATTTTTTGTTTAATTTTTTGTTTGATATGACCAATTAGCAGAATTTTTATCAATTCCACTCCAATTTAAAAAAGGATCTTGGGTAACCAAAAATTCATCTTGATTTTCACCGATTAAATAATAATCTCCATTTTCCGAAACCAAATAAATCAAAACACCGCTTTTTGCTAAATAAGAAATGCTTTCTGAATTTTTAGTTTGATAAGTCCAAGACATAGTTTACTCAAAATTTACTCAAAATTTATTCAAAATTAGAATATTTAGGCGTTAATTTTGCTTTATTTTTCCCTCTGGTTGCAAAATAATTGACAAGTCTTTGCCTCCATTCATCTGCTTTTGATTTCAAATAAGCAATTTTATCAGTCAATCCATTCATCCCAGCGTATTCTAACGCCACCAAATAAGGAATTATCGGATGTAAAACGGTAGGAAGTCCAGGCTCTTTATCGGTATCAGTTGAATTAAATTCTGATATATCTCGTGAAAGATAAATTTTAAGAGTTGAAACCAAGGTTGTGTCTGGTGCTGGCTTCAAAAAAATACTTCCGCCTTTCAAATAATAATATTCAGGAACTCCTTTTTCTTTATAAAACTCATCAATCGCACCTGGAATATCCTCAACTTTAATCAACTCTAATTGAGACCAAATGCCATTTACATTCTCTACTTCTACCCGCTGGATATCAAAATCAGTTGAAGCCAAAGAATAATCGCTTTGTCCATCTACAAGAGAGCAAGTGGCAATGTTTAAAGTTGTGTGATTTCTATCATCAAAATCCCAAGCATTAGAAAACCGCCACGCATCCAGGGCGAGTTCTCTTAAAACTTTATTAGTTAATCTTGCGATGTCGGCGGTTGGAAAACTGGTTGAATCCGTGCCAGTTAAAAACCACACATCCTGACAAATTCCTGTTTCATTAGTTGTATCGTTAAATTGCATATTTTTAGTTGTTTATTATGACTTTTGAACTATGACTTTTTAAAAATAAATCTTATATCTTGTTTTTGTTCGTCTTCTTCAATTTCAAAATTTTCAATTTTCAGATTTTTAATCCAATTTTCAACTCTTTCTCTGCTAATATTTTCATAATGATTATCCTCTCCAACAAATTCATAATGAGGCTGGCGATTGATATTAGCAGCAGTTCCAATTAAAATTCCTCCTTTTTTAAGCAAATTCCAGGCTCTTTCAATAGACAAGTCCGCATATTTATCGTGTTCCAACATCTCGGTTGTTATCACCACATCAAATTTTTTCCTTGGTTTATATTCGTGAGCATTACAAACAACATCAACGCCATCGCCTGGTCGTCTATCTAATCCCACATAATCGCAGTTTTCAAAAAAAATTCTTGGAGTTCCATTTATATTCAAACTCCCAAGTTCTAAAACTCTGACATTTTTAAATTTTTCAGGATATTTTTCTTTTACTCTTTGTAAAAAATTTAAAACTTCTTGATGCATATTATTAATGCATATTACCACTTACCTTGTTTTATTTTCTCATCTAACGCCTTTTTATATTCCTCAACGGCATCAAAAATGGTTATTTTTATTTGATAATCATTTGGATCATCATATACTGGCTCTATTTTCTCAATGTTCTCATAAGTCCCACATTCCTCTTTTCTGATTTTGTTAGCCCAGGGGACAATCTTGTCTCTTAATTTTTCAGCCTTCAAAGCAATTTTATTGCGTTCAGTTTCTAATTCCTCAATTTGCTTAGTAATTTCCCGCCCTTTTTCAATCAACTCTTTTCGCTCCAAAAGAATTGATTTGATTTTTTTATCCTCTTTAATAATTTCCCTTGCCATATATTTTTTTATAAGCATCAACCCATAAATACGACTTTGTTTTAATGTTATAATTTTTTAGAACATATTCTTTGGCTTTTTTAGCCATTTCCTTTCTTTCGCTTTCATTTCTAATCAGATAATCAATTTCATCATACCACTTATCATTGTCCACCACTATTCTCATATAATTAGTATCCTCTTTGTTTTGCTGATAAGGAGATTGCCCGTCAGAAAATCCCTGAGCAACAACTGCCATTCCAGCCATTGATGCTTCCAAAAATTTTAGATTGCTTTTACAGCGATTGAAATAATTATCTTTTCTCGGAATCATCATTATATCCACCGCTAAATCTACAAGAAATTGATTATATTCGGAATGGTCAACTGTATTATGCCACTCAATTTTATCCTCTATCTTTTTAAGAAATTCAAATTCTTTTTTAAAAATTTTGTATAAAAGAGGATTTTTATCAAGGTCTTTATTTACTCCCAGCGCTACCAGTTTAACATCATCTCTTTCAAGCAATTTTGAAATCGCTTTTGATGCTACCTCATAATCCCCCGTTGATAAAGTGCTTCCAATTATTCCTATTCTTACCTTCCCGCTGGTATTTTCTTGCGGCTCATCCCAATCGTCTGGATCAACACAATTCGGTAAAACTTCTACATTTTTATTCAGAGAAACATATTCATTAGCCAGAAACTTTGTAGTGGTTGTCACTAAATCGGATATTTTAATGAAATCATACAATATTTTATTTATCTTTTTTACCAATTTTCTTGTCCCATAAAACATCGTTGCTGGTGTCCCAGAGTTTTCTAAATAGGTATCATCATTATCAAAAACAATTTTCTTTCCCTTAAGTTTAAGCAGTTGAGCCGCCACAAGTTTGTTTTTATACATCGGTCTTTGAAAAACTATAATATCAGAAGCCATTGCTCCCTGAAACATTCTTTCTGAATCAGCAAGCGGTCCATATAAAGAAGTTTTCATTCCGTCCCAGCCATTTTCTCTCAAGGGAAGCATACAGCGGACATAATAACAGCCTTCATATCTATCGCCAATAAAATATACTTTCATATTTGTTTATTTTCAGAATTATCCCCAGAATTATCAGAAACATCTTCAATAGAAATATCAACTTTATTTCCATCAATTGTTTCCTCTAAAATTTTTCCAGTTTTTCCATCAATAACAACTTTAATTTTTTTAAGATTCGGGCTGATTACAATTCGTGGTTTGTCATCTTTATTGTTTTGATTGTTCTGTAAAATGTTTTTCATATTTTTAAAAATCTTCTAAAAATCTTCTAAAAACCTTCCTGCCAGACCACCTCCTCTCCATCGGTCTGGCGTGAGGAGAGGAGGGAAGCAAGGTTGTTAGAACCAACCAAACTATTAAATCAAACTATGAAGCGTAAGTAGCAGTTGATAAAATCTGCACTGCCGCATTGTCCCGATTTTTTACCACACCGTAGACAATATCTGCGGTTGTAATGGTAGAAAGATATTCGGGAATATAGTTTGATTGAATCCTAACATTGTATTCACCAATTTTAGTATTTGGCGATTGCTTCTCCAAGGATAAGGTTGCGAAATGAATAGCATCCTTATGAGCAAGTAAATTTATGCGACCACTTGAGCCGCTCACATAAGGAACAGCAGTGGTAACATAAACTGGAATCAATCTGTTACTTTATTAACCCATTTCGGGCGGGTGGTTATTTCTACCACCTCTTGTGGTTACCCACAAGTTCGGACTATCGCTTCACCGCTTATGCGGTGTCCTTTCGTTTAGTCTCTGCGGGTGATGTAGCCGTGAATCTTTTTGAGTTCTTGATAAATTTTTTCTCGTCTTTCGGCTTCTTTCGGTAATATTTTTCTACCACCAGTAAATTTTCCATTTTTCACATTTCTTCCAACCCCACGGGCAGGAATAAAATTTTCAACATATTCAACAATCAACTCTGCCTCTCTTTTTTTAATTCGCAAATATGGAATAAGTTTTTTAAGAATATTCATTACTAAATTTTTTCCAGATATTTGCGTTCTATAACAAACCTTATTTCCATTAAATCCATCATCACCAGAATAATGCTCAAAAATTTTTGTTCCACCAAAAAATTCACTTATTAACTCAACCGATTCACGATTTGTATTTGTAAAATTTATTGATGGTGTATATTTAGGACTCCAATCTTTTCTATCATATTGTTTCTGCATTCTAATACAACCCTCACCATCAATAAGCCCTGCGATATACGCTATTTCTACATCTTCCCTCTGGTTGTCCTTATAATTTTGCATATGCTTTTTGTAAATTTAATTGCAATTTAATTGCAAATTTAATAGGACTTTCCAGTTATTTAGAAAGGATTTTAATACGGCAAGCCATTTACCGTACAAAGATGCCATTGGTCTTTTCGCAACTGGATCTTGGACTGGAGCATTGACTGCCAAAGCAAAACGATCAATAGCCTGCAACTGTCTCCAAAATACCGTTGGATGGAAGAAGAAAGCACACTCATCAAGATCAATATTAGCCGCTTCAAGAGTAGCAATAGCAGAGCGGATATCAGAATCAGCAACATTGGCGGTTGAAGCACCAACAGTTGAACTGAATCCGCTAAATAATGCCGCAATAGCATTATCTAATTGCTTAGCAATAGTATAAGCGGCATTTTTCGCATACGCTTCTTGAAGGTTATATGATTTCTTGACTTGTGCAGCTTCCTTATCTTCAATCGCAAAGCTTACCTCATACCAAGTATCAACCGTTAAGGTGACGCTTGATTCGGTTGGAGAGTTAAGAGTAACAGCGGCACCATTGGTTTTGCTGTTAGCAGTCATTTCCGTCAAGGATGGGGTATAAAGAGTTTTCCCGCCATCGGCTAATTCTTCGCTTCTATCAGTGAAGAAATTGCCTAAAACGAGTTTTCTCTTAAAGAAATCATTAATTCTATCGCCCCAAATTGACGGAATAAAGCTCGCCAAATTGGTTCCGGTGAAAGTTCCAGTAGGAAATGCCATATAATAAACTCACGATCTCCCTGGAATTTCCTACTGATTTTTTTAAAGAACTATTTTTTATTATTCGCCTTGAAAACCAGTAGGAGAAGATTGAAGTTTCTTCCACAATTCTTTGTGCTTCTCTGGGTCTTTAGAAGCCTCTCTGATTTCCTGATCTAAAGACTTAATTTCTCCACCCTTAGATCTTCCACCTTCGAGTGCCTCGGCAACTTTTTTCTCTTTTAAGGATTGCTCTATTGCTTTTTGAACAATAGGCAATTTATATGCCTCTTCAAGAGAAATTCCCTTGCCTTTAGCCACCGCTTCTAAATAATCCAGATGCTCTTCATCAAAATCCTTGTGGCGAATTAGAAACTCAATCTTTTGCTTCCAGAAAGAATCGTTTTCTTTTTCAACGACCTTTTCAGATTGAGGTTCTTTTTTGTTAGCCTCTAAAGCCTTCAACCTCTCTTCGGCTTTTTTGGCACGAGCAAACAGTCTTTTGTTTAACTCCGAAAGTTTTTGGAGTTTTTCCTCAACTGTCTGCCCTTCTTCCAATGAAGAATCCAGTGAAGTTTCTTCATTGGCGGTTTCTTGTTCTTGGGTTTCCGTCCCCTCATCAAGATTTAAAGAGTCTTGAAACTCTTGTTCATTATCCATATTAAGAGTTGGATTACTCGATCGCTTTTAAGGGAAGCGATAACCCCGACTTTTTATTTAAATTTTCTTAAGGTTAATGCCAATCTTGCTCTCCTGCCTGTTTTACCTGGCTTTTTAGCCAATTCGTGAAGTTTAGCAAGCGGGATTTTTTGACCTTTCTTAACCTTCGCGGTTCTCCTTAAACTGCCAATGTTTTTAGGATTAATAGCTTTTTGAATCCATTTTTTAGCCATATTTTTTATAAAAACCCGACCTTTACTAAAACCTTTACTCAAACTCTTACTCAAAATTTTCCTCTTTTGCCGACGATTCTTTTCCTAATAACTCAACGCTTTTTAAAAATTGAAGGATAGCATTATAAGCAGAAATTCTACCTAAAACGACACTATTCAAATCTTTGGATAATTCCTCTTTGGTTAGGTTGTCAATTCTAACAATGCTATTGAGATAGTTTATTAATAATTGCTGGACTAATTCCCAATCCTTGCTGTTCTTGAGGTTGCGGCACGCTTGTTTGAGGTTGTCCTGGATTAACATTTGGAGTTTGTGTTAATTCCGACCTTTGAATCCGTTCCAATTCAATAGGAGAAATACCTATTTTTTCAGCATAAGCATAAATCAAAGATTTAACCGTCGGATTTGATAACGCTTGCGGATTAGAAACTATCATTTGAAGCAGGGTATTAAGATTTTGAGCTTCAAGCGGAACATTTCTTGATTCTGAATCAATAATAATGTCAACATCTTTAAGGTCGGCAAAAAATCCTCTTGGTATTTTAACTCCTCTAATTAAACCTGCTGACTTTAATTCATCTTTAATTTTATTTTCAACCTCTTGAATATCTGACGGATAAAAACCAGTGGCTTCTAAATACTTAACAGCATATTCATTGGTTTTAATCTTGGCTATCATTTCATCAAATTTATTAATATCCTCAAAACTGGAAGTAAATCGCAGAACCATTTCTCCTCTTGATTCTTTCAAAACATCTGGTAAAACCGCCTTTTTAATAAAATTTACAATTTGAAATGCCAAGTTCTCTCTTAACAAATCAAAAGTTGAAGTTGCCATCTGTGTCTGGATAGTGGCATTTGTTGCTGGGGTTGTAGCGGGTAATCCTTCTCCTCTTACCACATCATAAGTAAAAGTGCTCCTATCAGCCAAAGTATTCCAGTATTCAGTTTCTTGTTGAAATTGCGTCAATGCTCGGCTTTCTAATGGAATTGGTCTAATATCGCCTAAAATAACATCGCCAGTTTCAATATCAGACACAATGTTTTTCAATGCGGTTTCATTTGGCGTTTGTAAAACCTGCTTAGAAGCCAATTCTAATGCTCGGGCTCTTAAACCAGCATTTATTAATTCCCTAATTTGAGGATGGAATAATTCCTCATAAGTTCCCACGCCAAGCCAGCGTCCTTGAATTTTGTTAATGTGAAAATCATAAAAAGGATAATCTTCATCAAACCATTCCTCAAACAATTTAATGCCTTCTTTGTAATTTTTTAAAGCATCACTGTAAATTTTAACTCCTTTTTGATATTTCTTGCCTTTCTTAAAATATCCAAAATAGTAATAAACCGTGATTTTATCCTTTTTTTCATTCTCCAATTCATTAATCAATAATTTGGCATTATCCCAGTTTTTATTTTCCAGCTCATAAACAAAAAATTCCCTCTCCAAAACAATTGAGGGAGCATCTTGAATTTTATCTACACTCGGATCAAAATAAACGCTTTTTAAGTCAATGATTTCTGGAATCTTACCAGGAAGTTTCATTACCAAAGCAGAACCATAATCTGATACATTTGCTACAATCTGGTTCAATAAAAATCCAAATCCGTTCTCTTTCGCCCAGTTTTTAATTTTCTTTTCCAAAAGATACGCTTTAAGTTGAGCCAATAAATCATAAACGCTGTCAGTTATAACTCTTAAATCCTTAACATCAAAATCAAGCATTTTTGCCACAACTCTCGCTCTGAATCTTGAAATATTAGGAAACGGCTTAACTTTCTTGGTTAATGGGTCAATATCACCGCTTAAATGCTTTGAGTTTTGGTAAAAGAAAATTCTCCTCAATGTTTGCCATTGATTAAAACTCAATCCATAACCCAAATCAATGCTTGAACCTTTATAAGTATCAATTTTATCTTTTATTTCTTTTAGCATATTTTTTAGATTTTTTGCGCCCTATTCTTTCTGGTAGAGCCTTCACATTTGGAGTGGCTCTTAACCATTCATTAAAAACTCGCTGGCTCATTTTACCTTGTCTTACCAGTGAAGCAAATTTTCTAAGCTGGGCCCGAGATTTGAACGGCATTATTCAAATGTTTGTGGATTATTGCGACGCTGATAAATGTGATAAAGCATTTTTTCGTTGTTTACAGGAATGTAATTTTTGTGTCCCACCACGGCGTATCTTATCGCATCCATTAAATGATCCATTTCTTTTATCGGCTCTTCCTTGGGCTTCTCCTCATCATAATGATAAAAATTAAATTCCTCTAAAGCATTCTTACAAGTAGAAAAAACATAAAATCTGTTTGTCCTTATAAGTTCCTGAACATAACTAATTCCCGCTTTGATATCCTTGCTTGTTTCGCTTGGAATTAATCCCTCTCTTTTCATTTCCTCTAATCTATCTGGCTCAGCTGGATCAGGAAAATAATAATTAATGTGGTATTTGTCTCTAAATTCTTTTAATTTGGCTATTATTTCAGCGGTTGTTTTTTCTGTCTGATAAAATTCATCAACCAAATAATAAACATTGTCTTTTTTAATAATTACTGCTATTGCGGAAGGATTTTTAAAGCCCCAATCAATTCCCGCAATCACCGCTTCTGGATTGTTAATTTCTTTTGGCGGAATAATGTGATTAGGCAACAATTCATAAACCAGACCAGACATTCTTACAAATTCCGCTTCATATCGTCTGGCAAATTCCTGTGGAGTTAAGCGTTTTCTTTCTTTTTCTAAAAAGTCCTTCGGGAAGTATGGATTATCTATGCTTCTCCATTTATGAATTGAAATATCTGGGTCTTCTCCTCTTATTGCTGGCTGATAAACCTCATTGTATAAATAATTCAGCGAATAAGGAGTGGTTGTGATGAGACATTGACCATTTTCTATTGCCAAACGAGTTCTGATGATGTTCCAAACCAATCTATTCATCATTCCCGCTTCATCTAACCAAGCCCATTTTAAAGTCATTCCTTCTAATCCCAACGGTTCATCAGTGGATCGGATAAAAACCTTTCCACCGCTGGGTAATTCTAAAATTGATTGCTGTTGTTTATAATATTTCCTGTATTGGGGAAATAACTGAAAAAATTTTTCAAGGGTTGATTGATTTAAAATCTTGTAGGTTGGAGCCGCTATAACTCCATTCTTGTCAGGAAAATCAGATATCTTTTTTGCGGACCAAATAGAACCGATGGTAGTATTATGAGTAACAATTTGATCTTTTGCAATAAATGTTTCTGTTGGACTGTCTACTTTTAAACAAATGGTTTTATAATTTCCAACGGGTTCAATTTTTTGTATTAATTTTCTTGTTGTATGTTTATGAATAAAATATTGTTCACTTTTTCTTGGTAAAGACGCTGGATTAATGTTTCTTAAAATAAAATTGACAATATAACACTTTTTTCCAAATCTAACTTCATTTTTATGTGTGAATTTTGGATTTTTTTCTTTCACCCACGCTTTTCCACCCAAACTTTCAACCAAATAGACAAAATCATCGCACAATTTTTTAGAGATAGTATAATAAGTTAATTCTTTATTTTTCTTAATATAACCATCCGTATCCATCAATCCCCTTAATAATTCTATTCTGTTAAATGCTGAATTATATTTATAAATATCTGGAATAAACTTATCTTCGGATTTTTTTCCTAATAAACCCAATTTTTTCAATTCAACTTTTATCCTATTAATCGGATATCCTTTTTTATTCCATCTTCTTTCTTTTTCGCAAATAAAATAATCGTATTGATTTGATGTTGATTGCCTTAATCTAAATCCATCCTTTAAAAGTATTGACTCAACTTTTTTAATTATAAAATCGTCTGCACTGGAAAAACCCAAAGAATTCACAATATTACCATCTCCTAATAAAATACCTAAAAGATATGGATGAATTGGTAATTCTCTTTCTGGAAAATCAATAACACCACAGGAAGGAATGCTACTTTTTGGTCTTTTTTTTTCTCCCCAGTAATACTTTTTGTTAAATAACTCTTCCGTTGAAATCACTCTTTCTTTTCTTTTGTGCGGATCTAAAATAACCCACAAATGTTCAGAATCTACAATTATTGATTTCCCATCTGTAAAACTAACTTTATAACAAAGCTGTTCTCCTCTATTAAAAATTCCAACAACTTTTGTTCTTTTTCCATCTCTATCAAAAAGAATATCACCAATTTTTATATCTTTAATTGGTTTATATCCGTCTATGGTTAATACTGGTTCTTCTTCCCATAGTCCTTTCCCACTTTGAAACCCCGCAATACATACAACATAAGGTTTCTCATCAATAAACGCCTCATATTGTTTAGGATGGAGTTTGAGTATTTGTTCCATCGTCTTTTATAACTTTAAAAATTACTGGAAGCTCTCCTTTAATATCAAATTTTTCATCTAATTGCTCAATAAATTTAAGATACAATTCAGCCGCTTTCATATTGCCATTTTTAGCTTCCTCTCCAATTTTTTCTAATACATCAGAAGTATATTTCCTTGCGTAATTTAAAGCCAGATTTAAAATCTGTTTTCTTATTTCTGGTTTAGAAATATTATAATAATAAGTGCTTGACGGAATGTCCCACCTGGCACAAAATTCCTGAGTGGTCTCAGTTCTTGCGGATTGAGGTAATGCTTCTCTTTCAATTGCCTCATCTAACCAAGTTTTTTGAATTTCCTCCATATTACAAACATATTACAAATTAATTACAAATTAAGCCACCGTGGATGATTCAAATACCATTGAATTGTTTTTGTAAGGCTTTCTTCAAGGCTTTTAGGAAGTCTCCAACCTAATAAATACATTTTCTTTCCATCCAAAGCATAACGGAGATCGTGTCCTGGTCTACTGGAATGAAAATCCACCATTTCATACTTTAATTCCTTATTTAAAACCTTCGCAATAAATTGAGCCACTTCTAAATTGGAAAGTTCTTTTTCGCCAACGATATTGAAAACACCTGAGGAAGCATCTATTTTATCAAGCCATTCATTAACATTTTCTAATAAAAAGTGAACTGCTTTGGCTACATTCCTGGCGTGAATATAAAACCGAGAACCTGATTTTGTTTTAGTTGGATCAGCGTGGATAATAACCGTTTCTCCATTCAAAACTTTTCTGATAGTGGAAGGGATAAACTTTTCTGGATGCTGTCTCTCGCCAAAAACATTCATTGTGCGGGTAATAATAATTGGCAGTTTGTAAGTATTGGAATAAGCCCTGCAAATCATCTCTTGAGACGCTTTTGAGGCTGAATAAGGATTGCCTGGATTTAATCTGTCTCCTTCTGAGTAGTTATGATAAAAAGGAGCGGTGCCGTTCACTTCATCCGTATTGCCAGAAAAAATATATCTTCCATTTCTTTCCACTAAAAAATTTTTATTCTTAACCCTAATACACCAAATCTTGCCTTTATAATTAACTTTTTCAATTTTACCCCCTTGACGAGTATCAATACTTTTATTTCTTCTACTAAAACATACTTGCCAACTCCAACCTTCAATTACTCTACCTTGAAAAATTGATTTATTATAGATTTTATTTACTTGCGGAATTAAACCTATTTTAATAGCAATCTCGCAAATATTTTCTTTTAATTTTTCCGATGTCGTTGTAAAAACTGGAACACCATTTTTATTCCAATAACCATCACTATCTATCAGACCATTAAATAATTCTTGTAAAAGTTCTTTGTCTTGTTCTAAAAATTGTCTCGGAATAAACTTATTTTTTGCTCTTTTTCCAAATTGATTAAAAAATTTAACCCATTTTTCTGAAGTAAAATATAAATGTTCTCCTGCTTTTCCTTTTTGTTTTGTATAATTTATTCCAAGAACCTTTAATGTTTCTTCTGTTTTTTTTCTTGACTTATCATTTTCTGGAATATCTAAAAATACTCTCCAAGATTTTTTTGTAATATATTCATTTTTGCCGATAAAACCAGTCTTGATAAATCTACCAGTTTTTTTATCTCTCGCTTCTTTAATTTGTTCTTGTTTTGATAATCCTGTTTTGCTCTTTACCTTTTTTTCTTGAAAGGCAGTAAAACCATCTCCTAAAAATATCCCTATTAAATACATTAACTCTTTTGAAAAATCTTGTTTACCAATAAACCCTTCCGATTGTGGAAAAACAAATCTTTTCTCAATTTTACCCGCCTCAATTACATTCATTTTTTCATCATACATTCTGTGATTTGGTGTAACCAACATATCAACTCTGCCATTATTGAATTTAATCATTTCCCCTTCATAGTCTTGAATAATAACTTTCTCCACCCTTTGCTCTTCTACTTTTCTTGTTTGAGGATTAAGAGTAAATACAACATCTCCTTCTTTTAATTGGTCAAATGTTTTTAATCCTTCAGTAGTTAATGCCCTTGTTTTTTCATCATAACAACTGAATTGAACTATTTTTTTTAATCCCTTCAATTCTCTTGCCCATTCTAATAAATAAAGCACCAGATTGACATTGTTCTGGATAAAAGGCACGGGGTCTTTGATTGAATTGTCAACGTGGCTTTCGCTTGCAAGATTGATAATATAATCTACTTCTCCAATTTCTTTTTTTAAACCATCTTCAAATGGCTTGGCTAAATCAGTTGTAAAAATCCTTACTCTTTTCTCGTCAAAAACATTAATATCTCTTAAGCGGTCCAAGCCAGCAGAAGCATAATTTAACTTGTCTAAAACTATAATTTCCCAGTCAGTAGCCTTTAAGAAATGCTCCACAAAATGAGAGCCAATAAAGCCACAACCGCCTGTAATTAGCACTTTTGACATATCTCTGTTATATCCCTATATAACAATAGACACTTTTTTAATCGGATTTTTCAATATTTGTGCCATCAATTTCGTCCAATTCATCTAAACTAATTGCGGTATTTAAAGCCCTGGATTTATCAGTTTGGCTATCTCTCATAAGGTTTTTAATGCAGTTTTTGATTACTTTATTAGCCCAAGTTTTAAATGATGACCTACCCTTAAATGTTGAGTATTTTAGCCATAAACGGAGCCGAATTTCCTGCTGAATATCATCTGGTTCCATTCCAGGAATATGATATTTATAACTTTCGGCTTTAATAATTGGCTCAATTTCAGCCAATATTTTAAGAAATTGGTTTTCCGTCATATTAATTGCGACCCCTAACTAAATTGTGCTAAAAAATTAAATTAAATTATCCCAAAAATATGGGTCTGATTCTATCCACTCTTGTTTCTCTTGTGGATAAAGCTCAAAATAAGACCCGATGAGTTTCATCGGGTTATTCTCGTATAAAAATACCGCCTCTGTTTTTTTGCCATATTTAAGAAGTTTTGCTGGATCAACTGGTTTACAATATCCCTGCGGAAGTTTAATAACAATATAAACCTTAGCTTTTTTGGCTTTCTCTACAAACTCCTGACGGAGATTAATCCAGGCTTTATTTCCTTTCCAATGAGTGGGTTTATAAAATTGTTTGATTATGACATTCATATGTTAGTCATAATTTAATCATAAAAATCGGCTGGCAAATTAACTCCATCTAAAATCGACTTTAATTTCTTGGCTTCTTTTTCTAAAAGATAAATCATTGGCATTCCAACATCGGGGTCTTTGCCCTTATCGCTTTGGTCTATTCTCCACGCCAAAGCATAATCACCTTTCGCTTCATCGTCTGATTTGACAATGAAAAAATCATCGTGATTAAATTCTATGATTGCTTTTTTATTAATTTCATCTACTAAAAGCTTCATATTTTTATAAATTTTAGTTATCTCTTGAAGTTCCTTATTAGAAAATGGCGACCTTTTAATTCTTGATAATTCTATGATTTTATTTAACCATTCCTGTCCCCGCTTCTGGATAATCTTTGCGTGAATTGTAGCGTCTCCTGCGTTATGGTGTTTGAAATGGCATTTTCTACAAAGCGGGATAAGATTGATTTCATTAAAACGAAGATAATTGCTTTTACTTTTTTCAATGAAATGGTGAACCAATTCCGCTGGTGCTCCGCAAACTTCACATTTAAGATGTAGGGCTCGGTAAAAATCTTGAACTGCTTTATCTGCTTTATCTATGTAGTATTTTGATTTGGAACGACGGCGGAGTTTGGTTTTTTTCATCTTCTAATTTATTTATCTACCTTTTGAACAACATTATTTCTTTTTTCCAAATCCAGCGGAAATGCCCAACTCATCGGTCTCTTTGTTGAAACTCCAAAATAAAATTGCTTGGCAGAACTTAAAGAAGCAAACCTTTTCCAGCCAAATTCATCCTTTTCTATCCACGAGCCATTGACAATAGTTAGAGAATGCGAAC